AATATCATCGTGAAAATGTGCGCGGCAGAGATCAGTGCCCCAGTGTTGCAGTACCCAACGCGGTGTGATTTCGCGTCCTAGTCGTTGGCTCCACCAGGCATCAGGCTGTTCGCGCCACTCACGACTGACGCGTGTGCGTCCTTCCAGCATGTCTCTGTCCCAGCCAAACACAGCACTCACTGCATCTTTCAATGTGGCAGCAAAGCTTTCCCTACGAAAACAATGCGTGTTGACCAAGTAATCTGCCACAGTGTCTTTGCCACTGCCTATAAATCCACATACTCCTATGATCATGGTTTCCTCATTTGTCCACAGTTGGTACTATTTGTTCAGGTGTTGCGTCAATGCCAAATTGCTTGATCAAGTTTTCTAGCAGAGCTTCATTGGCTCGAGCCTGGGTCAAAGCACATTGATAGTTATGTTCAATTTTTTGCATCACAACATGTGTGTCTGGGATCTCCTGCATCCATTGTTGTGTGTTTCTCACTATGCTATCCAAGCGTAGTTCGCTGTCAAGCACCAGATCATAGGGTTCAACAAGATGCTCGTCAAATGTTTCGTAACCTCTGCCACGTAAGCTGGCCAAAATGCCAGGCTGGGCTGCCATGATCCATGGCACTTTATTAAACAGAGTGATATAAGTTTTTTCAGTGCTGAAGTGAACCGAAGGCAATGCAGGAATGATGTTACCAAATATAGATTCACTGATCACTCTAAATTTGGTGTTGGAAAACAGTCGAGCATCGTAGGGAATACCACAATAGTGATACATAGTACCGTATCTTTTGACTTCAATGCTGTCTGGATTGCGATGCCAGGACTGCAATTTTGATGCTAGATTCACATCAGCTATTTCTGGCAGCAGCTTGGCTAATTCATCAACTTGATCTGGCGCTGACCAAAAACTCCAACAACAACGATCTAAAAGATCTGCTTGTTCAAATTTCCAAAGCAATCTTGCTCGATGCTGACGATCAGGCTTGCCAGTCAAAAACAAAAAACGATCAGCCGTACTGTTCCAGTTGTTGTTGACTCCACTGCTTTTCTTGTTGAATATTTCATTGTAACAACGCCACAGGTGAAAATTTATCAGTTCCACACAGTCGGCTCTGATTCCTGACAGATCCTGAAATGCTACATCAGTGTTCAAGATCAAAACTGTAGACACACCCATGCCCCTGACACTGTCTAAAATCCAATTTAGACCGTCCTTTTTGTCAGGTATAGTGAAATAATCAGTGGCCAACAACAAAACCGCTACCTGCGCCTGGTTTTCGCGTATGAGAGTGACCAACTCCTCTAGGTACTGATCTATGGCATTAGGAAAGGCACCTTCCACAGACATTGATACAAACTTTTTCAAGCCAGTTCCTTGACTTTGAGATATTGCAAAGTTGTCTGTAACAGACCAATCTGTCTGCGACAGTCTTCCAAGGCATGGTGACTGGTGGGCGGTTTCTCTAAGCCGGGCCACAACGAAAAAACAGTGCGACTGTCACGTACAGCAAAATACTTCCAGGGAATGGGTTTGTTGTAGCTTTTGTATGCATGTTCCAAGATGTTCATGTCGTATGTTGGACCCTGTGCCCAGATTCGCTTGCTGTGCCAAATCAGGCGGCCCAATTCATCCAACGCCCGATCAAGAGGCACTCGATTATCTTCAGCAAAAGCTTCGTTTTTGGCTGCTGCTGGCTGAGTAGCCCACCATTCAAGAGTGCCCTGTTCTATTCTACGATCAGGTTGGCTGTCAAGATCAATCCTTGCATAGTAATGCTGCGGATACCAACCGGACCCAAATGGATCAAATGCCTGCGCAGCAATGGTTAGAATGGTAGTGTCAGGACCGGTGGCCAGTCCCTCAAGATCAATCATCAGGTCCATGCTGTATTATAGCATGGAAAATTATTGAATTGTGATACTAGTTATCCAATGACCCAGGTCAAAGGCTGACTACCGTCAACGTAGTTGACCAGTTGCAGAATAAGTGACTCCATGTCGGCCTTGGCTTCGGCCTTCATGGCTTGCCCGTTCAGTGTAGTTCCGCCCTGTGGTCCTGCTATGGTTCCAAACTTTTCTCTGGCCTCACCTATGATCATTTTGCAGTTGGCCAGCATGTAGTCTTTGATCCACTGACTTATCTGTAGATCCTGTAGCAGTACCACTTCGGGTTTGAGCTGCCATACCCACAGCAAAACATTTTCGCCGGTGCCTTTGGGATCGCGAATGATTTGAAGCTTTTTGGTAACCTGATTCCAGGTGTAGTTTACAAAACCACCAAACATTCTGGCAGCCAATTCCACATACTGTGTGTAGAAATCATAAGTGGCCAGGCCGCCTGCGGTATTGAAGTTCATGAGATACACGTTGATGGATGCCTGGGCAAACGGATCAAAGTTGCTGGCAAACGGGCCTGTGGCAGTGCCAAAAGTGCGTCGGAAAATCTGACGCACACTCACAACTTCTTGGGGCAATGTGTAGATGTTTACGTCCTGAATCAGCTCCATGAAGATATAGGCTTCTTCATAAGCATTGTTAGCACGTTGCCGATAGGTTCCTATGGTTTTTTGATAGGCTGCTTCATAATGTGCTGGATCCAACTCAATATCTACGATTTCGTCAGCCAGTTGCAGTCGCACATACTCAATGAGATTTTGTTTGAGCGTGGGTAATGTAATTTCTGTGTCCATGGGAAACTCCGTTCCCTATATTTACCGCGTAGACTCAATCCAGCCATGCAGGCGGCTAGCAATCATGTCATGCCCCAGTTGATTGGGATGTGCGCCATCTGCACCAATGTAAGGATTGTTTTTGGTATTGACCAAATGTTCACCGTTGTGTTCAAAGAGTCCAAACCAGTTGGCTGCGGTTTCCTGTCCTTTGGCCCAGATTCTGTCAAGATCAACCCCGGGCAGCCAAGTGTGATACTGTACCCAGCCCGAAAAATAAAAGTCCCTGATTCCCATGCCAGCACACCAGTGCTGCAAAGCACTCACTGTGGAACTGCTGCGCACGACTTCATGCCCGGGCTCATGAAAATGCAAGTACAGTTCTTTGAGCTTGGTGTCAGCATTGGCCCAACTGAAAAATCTGGGAAAATGTGCGGTGCGGGCCGGATTGGTCAAAAAGAATATTGCAGTGGTATTACCTAGGTCATCATGGTGTTGTGAAACAAAAGTCTGAAATTGATACAAAAGATCCTCGTTGCTGGCACCACCTGATCCGTAGTTGCAAAACTCATCAACTTGCATGAGTTCGGCCAGCGTTTCGCCGTAACGGCGACCGCTGCCAATGCCGGCGCCTTCTGGCCAACTGTCGCCAAACGTGGCCAAGATTTTTTTGCTCATTGAAAACCTGATGTGCTGTTGGGTTTTTTGCTCACTGCTCGTATTGTGGTATTGGCTGAGTAGTTACTGGGACAGAATTTACACTGCGGAATGGGGTCATCAATTGTGGCAAGAAACTGTTGGCCACGATCTGCAAACTGCGACACTTCCAAGGGACGATAGCTGTTGAGCAGTTCACGATCTTGATCAGATATGTCTAGATTGAATTGCTTATCAAATTCCGGAAACAGCGCCACTGGCCCGCATTTGTACAGAGCCCCACCTATGAAATGATAACATTTGTATCTTACAAATCCGCAATTGTCGTGTGCCAGCTTGACATCACTGTTGTGCAGTGTATGTCGGCCTGATTCATTGAAAGTAATGGCTGCTGTGTAAAAACTATCATAATCCCAGACTGGGATACGCACATTGTTCTTGTCAATAAATGCTTGTGCAGCCCCCATGGTCACACTGTTGTTGTGGTTTTCTGCGTCGTGCTTTTTGACCATGCGTATGGGCGGTTGCAGAAATTTATGTATTTCTTCATACAAGCGATCTCTATCCGCTTCATTGTGCATGCTGATACCAATCCAATTGCGCACCCAAGGCAGACGTGGATCAATACCACTCTGCAACAAAACTTCATATAGCCCAGGCACTTTGTTGATTCGAGTGCCATTGGTCTGTATCTGTACTGCTTTGTTCCACAGTTGATTGATGCCTTTGACCCAATCCAACAATGAGGGATTCAGCAGTGGCTCCCCGCCCAGGATGGTAACTTTTTGAAATCTTACATGTTTGGCCCATTCGGCGTAGACCGCAGCATGGTCTTGCCACAGCTGGTGTCCGCGGAAATGATAGTTGTTGAATCTATTGCAGTTATGGCAATTGAGATTGCAAACATTGGTAATGTAAAACTCAACATAGCCAATCAGCGTTCTAGGATCTTCAGGATAATCGTCAACTATGGTATATGCCATGTGCTGGTCACCAACTCTTGAGTATCACAATGTGTTCGTTGCCGCGTCCGTTGAACGCTGTTTCTGTGGTTTTGATGTCTTTGTAGGTTTTTCTTGCAGCAGGTTTACCTCCGGCCATCAACTCCTTTAAAACTTCGGCGGGTTTGCGCAGAGTCTTTTGCATGCTTTCAGCAGTGCTGTAACCTATCACGGTGTTGTTCTTGAGCGTGAATTGTCCCACGTGTGAATCTGCAACCAGGTGAATCAGTTTGCGTGTCTTGGTATTGTATAACCATGCTTCACTTTTGTCCACCAACTGGCTTGCGGCCAAGCTCTTGAGTTTGAGTTCTGCAAATTCAGCTAGATATTTAAACTTGCTGGCTCGCTTTTCTGGACTCACAGGTTTTGCCTTGCGTGGCTTGCGTTCAACCTTTTTGATCTGTACATAGGCACCGCAGTCATTGATCACTGTGTCGCAAAATTTTACTACGTTGCGCAGTTGAATTTTGGTCAGGTGTTGATAGGCTTCAACCAACTGAGCATCCGTACCATCAATCACAGCCGTAAACTCAGCCAATCTCTGTTTCCATGCCTGTGCTATTTCATTGACCATTTGCGGTGCTACATTCATGCCACGCATGGTAGCTATGGGTTTGAAGTCAGCTGACATCTTGGCACCGGCTGCAATAAAGTCATCAAACATGCCATCTATCTCACCTGCACACTCACTGACCTTTTCACGCAGTCGATCCTGTATGGTGGCTTTTGGTACTGCTGGCGCTGGCTCATCAATTTCTGGCTGTGCGTTGGTCTGTTCTTGTGCCAACATTGCTGAGATCATTCGATCCAAACTTGACCGCTCATCGGCCGTGAGCTCAAGACCCACTGTGTTCATACGACACAGCCAGGCCGCTGTGCAACGTATGGCGCTGTCGGGCACTCTGCGCAGTCGTTTTATGTCAGGTTTCCTGCCTTGAGATTCCAGCCAGGCCACTAGCATGTCTCGAGCT